TTCTTTATTATGGATTTTATAATGTTCTTTCAATTCATTATGTAGTTTTGCAACTCTTCGGTATACGGGGATCATACCATCATCACCCCATATATTTGCTAAATTATGAAAATGTTTCATGTCAATTTCTTTTTCGACTAAAAATTGATTGAATGACATCATTGTGTTATACTTCCAAATGCATTATTTGTATTAAAATCAATGAAAGTATCGGCTTCAACTTCAAGAATTTGGTCGTCATCTTCTGGATCAATATTCTGTTCGGTGAAGTCTGCAAACACAATAACATTGTTTGAACTGTCTGCAATAGAAGTTCCGTCTGGCAATGTAAATGTATGATCTGTTGCATTTAATGATAGATTATTCTGTACAGAATCTATTTCAGGAATTCCTGTATTGAATGTTTCGTCTGAGTATTCGAACAAATTCAATTCCATTTGATATGTAGGTAAGACGCCTAGAGGATAGAACAATTCCTTATTATTAACATAATGAATCTGAAAACACTTCTTATTAACTGTAAAGTATATAAGGTCGCCTTCCATAGGTCGAGGTTGATTTGTGACAGGTTGAATTGTTTCAACAAATCTTTTTACGGCAAGAACGAGTGTAACACTATCACGAATTTCCAGACCAAACTTGGTAAAGATATCTCTCTGACCTTGAAACCCATCGACATTTTCAATATACATTTCAATAGGAATAGTCTTTGAATATGTAGACTGATCGTCGGTTTCGTATAGCTGATCATAGTTATTAATGTTACGAGGAATGTATACAACCTCATGACCATATATGCCAATAGCTTCAATGATCAAGTCTTGAATTAATTCTTGTTCAGGTCCATAGTCGAAATAGTTAAAGAAAGGATTTAAAGCCATTGGTGTACTTTCTATTTGTTTTTATTATTTATTTTATTACTTGTAGTACCACAATATCTGTCTTTATTAGATTTGAATAATTCCTTATCTATCTTAACAAATGTCTTATTAATAAGATCATAGGCTGTTACCATTCCAGATGTAACACCAATATATCTCTTTTGACCTGAATCAAATAATTCTTTTGTTATTTTTAATTTCTTTTTTTCTAATGTGTCGTATACTGTAACTCTATTTTTATTAGCTTCAGAACATTTCTCTTTCGTTTCAGAAGAAATTGTCTTTCCTTTATGTGTTCGACTTGCAACTTGTTTAGAAAATTCAGATTGTTTTCTGCCTGTAGATGCTATAGCCATCTTATCTCGTGTTTCTTGAGATACAATACGAGTACGGTTATATTCTTTCATTCTTTCTGAGATAGATTTTAATTTTTCTGGATTATTTGACCAATGATTAAAATGGTGATTATGAACATTATAGTATCTTTTACCTAATTCTTCTTTCTTTATTAAATTTAACCATTTATATTCTTCTTCTAATAAAGTTTCTTTTAGATTTATATTTGTTTTTAATATTTTTCTTTTAAAATCTAAAGGTCTATGTTTATATGCTTGTTTCATCCATGTTGAAGAACAAATGTAACTATCGTCTTCTCGACCCCAATGACAACCTATATAGTATCGTTTATGTTTAATATCAAACCAAATGTAAACAAATCCATATTTTTCTTTTTTAATTTTAGACAAAATAATACTCCGTAAAATGAACTACGAAGTATTTATAGAAAATTCTTGGAAACTCTACTAAAACATCAAAAAAAGTATATAAATTATTGCACCGCCATTGATGGCGGCATTGTATAATTTGAAATTAATTCTTTTTCACATCTTTCAATGTCGTTAACACCTTCTTGCCAAATTCTTTGACCATTAAGCTGCATATTCCCCGGCATAGGAGCACTAAACTTGGATAGGATATTACCCCATTCACGACGCATAAGGGCTGTAGCATAGTCCTGAAGCCATTTATCAGACCATGCGGCCTGATACTGATCAGGATCGACTACCATTGTAGCTTCGACGACAAGCCATTCACCTTCGGTTACGATAGACATATCCATATCGAGATAAAGAATGTTATTATATCGATTATATCGAATAGGCTTTTGTCCTACAAGCATTTCTTCCATAAATTGAACGTGTTGCATCATCATGTAATATGGGACAAGAGAAACATTTGAAAAGTTATATAAGTCATTGATAATAAATTGATATCTCATATTAAACAATGAGTTTGTGCCAATTGATTGTCCTACAGGAAATATCTTGACAACTCCAATAATGTTATCAGGCATAGTTATATAGCTATTGGCAATATCATCGTTTGTCAACTGATACTTATAGTAGGTTTTTTCACTACCATCCATATGATATTGTGCAAATTTAAAAAGTGCCTGATCTACGCAGTCATCGATTTGGTTTTCTGAAAGGTTGACCTTGATGACAGGAGAACCGAGTCTTCTTAGACAAAATTGCTTAAAATCCTGTTTACTTTGTGGTTGCATGGTCATATCCTCTTGAAAAATCTAATTTTAAATATTTATTGAAAAGGTGTTGACTTCGATTTTTAAATGAATTATAAAAGGACATCAACGACGGAGAATACATCATGTACGCCACCGACGATTTTGCTCAATCTGCCGAATTCACCTCTTTCGCTTCCATGCATTCCGACGTTGCTGCTTGGCTCGTCGAGAAGCGTAAGACTTTCGATTTTGCTGCTTCTCTTTTGAATTCTGTTCTCAAGTTTGGTCGTCTCACGGATGGTCAACTCGGTGCAGCAGAACGTTGTGTGGCTCGTTCCAAGTCCGCTGTAGAGGCTCCTACGGTCAACACTGACAAGCTTCATGAGTGCTTCAATAAGGCTCTTGAAGCCGGACTGAAGAAGCCTAAGCTGCGGTTTGATGGCTTTCAAGCCTCGTTGGCTCCTGTTACTGGCCGAAATGCCGGTGCAATCTACATCAAGAACAATGCCGATTATCTTGGCAAAATTCAAAACGGAAAGTTCTTCGCCGTTCACGGTGTTGACCCTACCGTTATCAACACCGTTTCTGAAGCCATTACGGACCCGTTGGCTGCTGCTGTTGCCTACGGTCGCCGTTCTGGTAGCTGCTCTTGCTGTGGTCGTGAACTGACCGTTGGCAAGTCCATCGAATTGGGAATTGGACCGATCTGTGCAGAAAAGTTCGGAATGTAAATAATTCAAAATAGTCGTTGACTTGCTCTTTTAAATGAATTATAAAGAGCAAGTCAACGAGGGAGCATTCAAATGAAAGTCCATGTTATTGTAAAAATCGATCATTTTGATAATTATGTATCAGTATACGGCGTTTATTATGACCTTAATAAGGCCAATGAAATTGCCGAAGCATATAATTTAAAAACATCGAAATATTCTGGTAGGTTGTTTGTTTATACTAAATTACTTGAGTGGTAAAAATAATTCAAAAAAGTGCTTGACCTATCCTGAATAACTTGATATAAAAGAAACATGAGACGCACCAATAACGGTGCAAGTGAAATGGAGAATACAAAATGGCAAATCGTGGTCGTCCTGAAATCTTCCTCTCCAAGAAGGTCATCGTCGAGGCTCTTGAGGCTCGCAAGGCTCCTTCCCGTTATCTCACCCTTCGTCTGGTCGAGAAGGGTTACTTCACCATCGAGCCAGTCAAGACTGGTCGTCGTGGTCGTCCTTCCTACAGCTACGCTCTGACTGGCAAGGCTCGTGGTCTTCTGGCTATCGCCCGTAATTGGGGCAAGAAGACTGAAAACCTCTTCCGTGACGCTTCCGAAGACGAGGTTGAAGTTATCGCCTAAAATCATTTGACATTAGATCAGAAATGGTCTAGTGTCTACTCATGAAGGAAATACGTGCAGAAAAGGTTGACTATCGTAATGAAGATGATGATATGTATTATCAGTCATCGAACTAGAAGACAAGCCAAAGGAATTTCAAAATGGTTAATCGTGAACGCAAGATGGTCAAGGACTATGATTGGCTGTACCTTGAAGGAATGTCAATTTCCGAGGCTATCGAACATCTTTATGAATTGAAGGATTATTATTCTAAATTTGAAAGGGTTATCATCGATACTCAATATTCAGATGATAGCAATCGTCTTTATATTGTCACTGAAATTCCTGAAACTGATCTTCAGATGAAGACTCGTATCGAAAGTGAAGAATATTATGAAAAGCAAAGGGAAGAATATGAAAAGAAAGAATTTGAGCGTTTAAAGAGGAAGTTCAAATGACCAAATTCATGAAAGTGTCAGGATATGTGAT